GCGGTGGGGGCGGCGGTGGCGGCGGCCTCGGCCTTGGTCGCGAGCTCGGCGGCGCGGGCCTCGTCGCCGGCGGCGGCGACGGCGTCCAGCTCGGCGGCGCTGGCGGCGTCCTCGGCGGCGGCGGCCTGCGCCTCGACCGCGACGGCATGCGCCTGGGCGGTGCCGCGCGCCGGCTGCGGCTCGGCGCAGGAGGCGAGCAGGAGCACGGCCAGGAGGGCGGCCAGGCGCATCACGACACGGCCCCGGCGGGCAGCATGGCGGCCAGGATGCCGCCCTTGAGCAGCGCCCAGAGCAGGGCCAGGCCGACCAGGGCCATGGCGCCCTTGCCGACCCACAGCGCAAGGTCGATGGCGATGGCGCGCAGGTCGATGCGGCCGCGCTTGGCCTCGTCCGCCTCACGCGCCTCGCGGCGGCCGCGCTCGTCCTCCAGCAGGTGGCGCAGCTCCTGCACGGCGGCCTGCAGGTGCTGCACCGTGACGTCGAGCGACGAGATGAGCATAGCGGCGGTGCGCTCGCTCGTCTCCAGCACGATCACGCGGCGCCGCAGGTCGCGGATGGCGTCGGCCTGCGGGCACGGCGTGCCGTTGGCGCACTCAGGCTGCGGCATCAGCGCCGTCTCGGCCTCCTGCGGCGGCGAGCGCAGCAGGGCGTCGGACGGACGGCGGTGGTATTTGTCAGGCATGGGCTCCGTCGTCCTTGTCGGTGGCGGCGGCAGCGCGCAGGCGCTCCAGCTCGGCGATCTCGGCGCGCAGCAGCTCGACCGCCTGGAGGCAGACGGCGTGGTCGTTGCGCACCAGCGGGGCGAGCGAGGCGGCGCGGTCCAGGGTGGCGATGGCGTCGGCGGCGGTCATGGGGAGGTGTCCTTGGCGGGGGCGAGGTCGCCGGTCACGATGCGGATGGTGACGTCGCGCAGGGCACCCAGCAGGGCCGCCACCTCGGGGTGATGCACCAGGTCGGCGACGTCGATGGGATTGGACGCCAGCGGGCAGCCGGTGGGGATCTCGGCGCCGGCGATGTCGTGCAGCAGGGTCTGGCCCTGGCCGAGGCTGGCGCGCAGAGGAAGCGCGATGCGCCACTTGTCGCTGAGGCCGGGTGTCGGCTTGCTGCCCTGGCGCGTCACCTCGATGGCCTCGATCCAGACGTGCGCGGTCGGTCCGGCGGGGTCGGAGGTGAGCGGGATGATGATGTCGGGGGCGGCGGTCATTGGGCGAGCCCGAGGTTGATCAGGATGGTGCGCAGGCTGTTGGCCAGGGTCTGTGTGGTGGCGGCATCCGTCGCGGCGGCGGCTGCGGTCTGCCGCGTCGATCCGCTGACGCCATAGAAGGCGAGCGCCCCGGCCGTGGAGACCTTGAGCATGTCCGTCCAGGCGCTGCCGTTCCACGTCTGCCAGAGCAGCCCGCTGCCGTCGGCTCGTGCTCGGAAGCGGTCGTCTTCCGTGACGCCGTTGTAGGTCCGGAAGAGGAGCTGCGCGTACACGTTGTCGGCGGCGCGGATCGCGAGCGTTGGGCCGCTCGAATCCTCGTAGATGCGCACCTGATGGCCTGCGCTGGAATTGGTGTCGATGGCCAGGCCGTACGACTGGAAGCGGTAGACCGGGACGTTGCCGAGCAGGACGCCGTTGGCCTTGGTGGTTCCGGTCGAGAGCTGGAGCAGCCCTTCGCCGGCGGTCGGGGCGACGCCGATGCCGATAGCTGCGTTTTTCAGGAATAATACCTGATTACCGCCGCTATCGACGATAGCGAAATCGGCCTGCGTTCCAGGGGCCGGCTTGTAGTAGGCGCCCCAGTTCGCGTCACGTGACCACACGCCGGTGCTGAAATCTCCGCCGTTCGCGGCCAGCATTTGCAGGGCGCCAGCCACCTGCAGGAGGCCCTTGCCAGCGACGGGGGCGCCGCCCACGCCGAGAAGACCGGTGAAGTTCTGCGAAGAGGCGCCAAGGAGAGCAACGTTGGATGACAGCCGCGCGTCCGCGAGCGTGCCGGTGAGGTCGGCGGCGCTGCCCGAGGTCGCCACCGCCGCCAGCGCCAGCAGCGTGCGCACCTGCGCCGCCGTCAGCGCAATTGGCGTCGCCGCGCTGCCGGTGTTGTTGCCGATGATCGAGTTCGCCGCCAGGTTCGCCATCTTGGCGAGGGTCACCGCGCCGGCGCCGACGGTGAGCGCCACCGATCCCGCCGAGCTGGTCACGTCGCCGGTGTGGGCCGGCATGCGCGCGGCCGGGACTGCGCCGGAAGACAGGTCGGAGGCCGATCCGCTGGCGGCGATCGCTGCCAGGCCGAGCAGCGTGCGCGTCGCCGCCGCATCGGCGCCGGTCAGGAGCGATCGCCCGTAGGTGGTGGTGGTGAGCGCGGCGATGGCCGTGAGGTCGGCGTCGAGCGGCTGGTAGCCGGCGGCCACCTGGGCGACGCTGGGGACCGACAGCGCGGTGCGCTGGGCGGCGGCGTCGACGGCGGTCAGGAGGGAGCGGCCGGCGGCGGTGGAGTCGGTGATGTCGGCGGAGCTGCCGCTGGTGGCGATGGCCGCAAGTCCAGTCACCGACCCTGCCGGATGCCGGTGCGGCGGCACCCCGGGCGTGATGGTCAGGCCGCTGCTCACGTGTTGGCCTTCCACTTGACGGTCACCGCCACCACCGCGCCGGTGACGGTGCGCCCGCTCTTGGTCAGGCGCACATCGAGGCGGGCGGCGAGATCCTGGACGCCGTCCGGGATGGCGAGCGCGGCCGGGAAAGTGTCGACCTGGCAGCGCACCACGCGGGCGCCCGTGGTGTCGGTGACGACGGTTGGCGTCAGCGTAACGTCGGCGGGGTCGTCGCTGGTCTTGGAGGTCAGCTTGATTCCGCCCGACAGCGTGCAGGCCGCCAGGCTTGCGGCTCCGATGTAGGCGAGCGCCGTCTCGCTGACGGACAGATCGACGAGGATGCTGTTGCCGTCGTAGATGGTCAGCGTGGACGCCGCGGTAGGCTCGTAGGGATCGGCTGGGCGCGTCCCGGCATTGACCAGCGCGCCGATGCTGTCGTTGTCGTAGCTCTCGCCCTCGCCGGTGATCGCCAGCGGGGTTGCCTGGCCGTTGGCGGGAGCTTGGACACGCGCCGTCCACCAACCGGCCGGGCATGCGAATGACAGGGCGTGGTATCCGTCGTCCTGGCGCACCGTGCCGCCGGTGTCGGAGGTCGACCCTTCGTTGCCGCCCGTGCTGGCGTAGGTGAAGCTGGTGGTGGTCGGGGTCGACAGGACCGGGACGAGCGTGGCGTTGTAGCCCGTGCCGCCGATGCCTGTGATGCGCGCGAGTTGGCCGACGCGCAGGCCGTGGGCGGTGCCGGTGCCGATGGTGGCGACGTTGGAGGCGCGCGCGCGCGTCGCGGTGGCGACGGTCGGCGCCGACAGCGTGACGGTCGGTTGCGTGGCCAGGAGCGCGCCGGCGGAGTCGTAGAAGACGACGTCCCAGCCAGCGGCGCGCGCCGAAGCGACGTCGGCGTAGTGCTGGGGAACATCGCTGATCCCGAGCACTACGCCGACCGAAATGCTATCACCTGAAATCATGGGGCCCCTGCGTCGCTGTTGGTCAACCGTGCCCCATCAGGGGCTGGCTTACGAAGCGGTGACCGGCAGGCCGCCCATGACCACCAGCACGTTGGCGTCGCCGCTGGCCGCATCCTTGATGGCGTAGCCGACCAGCACGTTGCCGGTGCTGGCGGTGGACGCCTTCTTGGTCGACGCATCGGCGTAGACCTTCTGGCCGGCGGTGACGGCGCCGGTGAGCTTGGTGGCCCACACGGCGCCAAACACGGCCAGGTAGCCGGTGGCGGCGGCGTCCACGGTGGCGCGCGCGACGCCGTAGGCGCCGCTGGTGGCGGCGTAGATGAGGCCACGGGTGTGGCCACCGGTGGGGGCGATGACCGCAAGGTCACCAGAGAAATTGTCACGATCGCCGGCGTTGGCCATGGCGTGTTCCTTGCTTGAGGTGGTGGATCAGGTCGTGGCCTGCTGCGCGCCGTAGATGACGCTGGTGCCGCCGGCGGTGGCGTAGAAGAGATCCGCCTCGAACGGCATCCAGATCTTCCACTTGCGGGCGCCGACGCTGCCAGCGTCGTACTCCCACACCTGCGGCGCCTCGTAGCCACTGATCAGGCTCAGCAGCAGGGTGGTCACCTCGGCGGGATCGGAGACCGCGTAGTAGGTGGTCGTCGAGTAGCCGGTGAGGGCCGACGCCTCCAGCCAGGGCGAGACGATCAGCTCCGGGAAGGTTCCCATGCCATTGCCGACCGCCTGGCCACCAACCTGTTGGGTGAGGGCGGCGAGGTACTGGCCAGCGGTCGGTCCGGCGACGAAGAACCGGGCCATGTTGCCGGTCGGGTTGCCGTCCAGGCCGGTCTTGGCCATCAGCGCGGCCTGGGCCTTGCCGATGTTGGCGCGGGCGGCGGCCAGGGTGTCGCCGGTGGTGAAAACCGGGGTGCAACCGCTGGTGGTGTTGTTGGTCCAGGTTGAGGTGCCCGTGGACGAGCTGGTGCCCATCAGCAGCTTCTGGAACACGCGACGGTCGATGGTCTTCTGGGCGATGACGCCAGCCGACCGCAGCGAGCGGTCGAAGCTCGACGTGTCGTCATTCATGAGCGCCTGGAGGCTGAGCGACAGGGTGCCGCCCCACATCTTGACGGTGTCATTGTAGACGCCTTCCGCCTTGTTCAGCTCCGGGAATGCTGTGTTTTCCGCGGTTTCCTGGAGATTGCCGGTGCCGAGGCCGCCGACGTAGAAGCTCTTGAAGTCGGGGACACGCTGCGTCGCGACGAGCGGCTGGTACTTCACCGTCGCGCTGGACATCTCGAAGCCCTGGGCGACCGCCTTGGTGATGGCGTTCAAGGTCACGAAGGATGCGAAGCTGGCGGAGCTGATGTTGCCGCCGCCGCTGGCGTCGCGGACACCGCTGATCTGGTCGTGGTAGCCAAGGGCGAAGTTCGCCAGGTCCTTGCGGGACCAGTCCTCGCAGCCGCGAATGCCCTGGCGGCGGGCGTAGAGCCGCGCCTGGTCGAGCATGGTGCGGCCGAGGTACGGGTTGCCATCGAGCTTGGACTTGAAGCCGGCGCGCGCGCAGATGGCGTCCACCGCGCAATCGCGCTGCTTCTCGATGTCCTCGGTGCCGACCCGGACGCCGGGGGTGGCGGGGGCGACCGGCTCGGGCTTGCCGACGGCGTCGCGCTGGGCGATGGCGCGCAGCATGTCGGCCTGGGCATCGGCCTTGGGCTTGCCGACGTAGTCGGCGGCGCGGAGGTGGAGGGACTCCGCCAGCGCCGCGATCTCGCGGGCCTCGGAGACGACGGCCTCGCGGACCTGGGCGGCGTCCACCTGGTCGGGCTTGACGGGATCGGACATGGGGGCGTTCCTTGAAGGGGGCAGCACGCCTTCCGGCAGGCTGCGGACCTGGGCGGTGGAATCCGCCGGGATGGGGGTGAGGGAGACTTCGCGGAGGGACCAGCGCTTCACGCGCAGCGTGCGGGTGGTGTTGTCCCACTCGGTGTCCTCGGTCCGGTAGTCGTAGCCGATCGACACGCCGCGCAGGGCGCCGGACTCGACCGCGTCAGCGACAGACACGCCGGATTCCATCCGCGCGTCGGGAAGCACCTCGGCGTCGAGTTCGCAGGTGCGTCCGTTGAAGGTGATGTTCCGGATCGGGCCGGCGAGCCACCCGGACTTGTGGTTGATCAGCAGCGCGCGGGCGGCGGTGGCGTCGACACTGGCGCCGTCGTGTTCCAGGATCTCGGACCAGTCACCCATGCGGACCGGCTCGTCCGAGCTGGCGACCAGTCGCAGCGCGCGGTCGATCTCGTCGGGCTTGCCGTCGTCGCTGCGCTTGAGCAGGAACGATGGATCGAAGCTACGGAACCTGACATAAGACATGCCGGGCAACCATACGCACGGCGAAGCCGACCGTCAAACCGTGTTCTACACGGTATTGCCGTCGATGAGTTCCATCCCCGCATCCGCCAGCGCGTCCATCAGCGACAGCCCAGTCCGCAGCGTCAAGGCCGCGCAGAATTCCGCGCATTCCGTCGCCGTCGGCGGAACGTCCTCTGGCCACCGCGCCGCGAAATCGCGCGCCACGCTGGCGTGCAGGGCGCCCGGAGTGGCCACGAGGTAGGCGACCCCGGCGGCCGTCGCGGGCTTGGCTGGCGTGTGGCAGATCGCGTAGGTTACGCCGTCTTTCGTGGCGCGGATCGCGTCAAACGTGTGCGAGCCACCAGTGTCCGGATCCACGGCTTTCGCGATCGGCTGTGCGACCGGTAGAAACGATACCGGAATGGCACCAAAAATTGAAGAGGTGTAAACACCCATCACACGACTCCTGCGATTTTGCACATGGACGCCATCAGCGTACGGATCTTTGCTTCCACTGTTGCGCCTGGACGCTCACCTGGGATCCAAACTTGCGCGCACATATTCCCGCGCCAATAGATCGCCTGCGTATCTCCGCCGTTTCCGGCAGCTCCCAAACGGAAGTAGTTCGTGGAGGTAGGGTCTACGGCCCCGGCGCTTGAGGACCCAACACCGTCCACTCTAACGGAAAGATCATCGGCGTCGAAGTGCCCGTCAAGAATCCGCTTAACCGCTCCGGCAACGAGCCCAGTTCCAGCGGAGGAAAGATTTTCCGAAGTGCCGTCCATCTTTCGAATCACAAGGTTGTTCGTAACACCCTTATTGAAATACACGCCTGCAATCGTGGAGACGTTACTTGATGCCATTATGGCACCGGCGGCACCTGACGACACGCTCACCCACGCGCCACAGAGGTATCCAGATTTGGGAGTCTGGATGCCCGTTCTGAAGAAGTCGTTTGTGCCGTCAAAGTCCATGCGCGCATCAGCACCGCCGGAGTAGGCTGGAGACGTAGTCGGAGTTGCGACGAACGGGCCGGCTGTCGGGCCATACTCTACCTGGAAGTTCTTTGCGTAACAATCGTTCACCTCTCCGGTTGCGGATTCCCATCCGCCGACTGAGCTTGCGGCCGACGTTGGGCCAAAGATCGCTTGCTGCGCAGTACCGGTCCCGGCGATCGTCCCGGTGAGCGTGCAGAGGTAGTATCCCTCAGCGTCTGGACCGCTTATTGTCGCGGACGGCGAGGTCATCGTGTTGGCGGCAGAACCAACAACCTCGCCAGTCAACAAGTTGAACTTTGCATCAACCCGCTCCGGATATCCACTCTGTATCCGCAGTCCGAGGTAACCGCCAACGGTAGCAGCCTTCGCCTTGATCTGCGCGGTTACGGTGATCCCGCTGGAATTCCACGTGGTAAATCCACGCGAAAGATAGCCGTTTGTCCCGGCTCCGGTTCTTGAAACTAGCTCACCGGTCACAACGATATTCATCTTTGTCCATACGGCGTTCGCGTAATCGTCGGATAGGCCCATCAGGTTCTTTGCGCCGCGACCCATCAGCGGCTTGTTTGCAGTCGTGTCCTGCCAAGCCGGCTCAAAGTTATTTCCGCGAGTTACGACGGCGCCGGAGGTTGCTGTGAACGCCGTTGGCTTTCCACGCTCCAGTTGAGGAGCGTAGATGCGAACGACGTTATCATAAACTTGACCGGTGCCCATGGAAAATTGCATGTACATCGACACCTTGTCGGTGGCGACGTCTGCAAGCGCACGACTTATCTGATAGGTTGAAAGAACATCATTTATCGGGGCAACAGATCCGCTCGTCGAGAACGAACCGAACGACGTGCCAGCAATTTCCCGGACCACAATCGCCATATTTCTCTGCGTGCCGCTGATCCCCTTCACTTTCAGCTGCCCTGACCAAAGCTGGGCCGCCTTTGCGGACGGGTGGTTTACGGACGACGAGCTTCCGTTTGGAAAGATAAAGATTGTATTGTTGGCTGAGCAAGTTCCAGCCAGTGAGATTTGCAGGTAGGTGCCGTCATCGTCCGTGCCGATTCCATCGATCGTCGCCGTCACGCCGGCGACGGTAAGTCCGCCATTCGTCCAGTTCGTCGGCAGTACCCCGGGCGCACCGCCGACCATCATGGAGTTCTTGATGTAGTTCTCCGGCAGATCCTGCCGATGCGATCCGAGGTATCCAACAGGGTCACCAGTGAGCGCCTGCGCCGTGTCGGTGGGCAGCGTGTAGGCGTGCCGGTCGGCCGTCCACAGGATGCCGCCGAGGGAGTCGACGAGGGAGGTGAGGGCGTCAACGGCGCCGGAAGACTCGCAGAAGAGAAGCCACTCAGGGCGGCGGATCATCATGCTGCCACCTCCTTCGTTACATCTCCGCTGTCATCCTTCTTCGCTCCCGCCTTCTTGGCGGTGTCCGGGGTTATTCCGTCAGTTGCCGACGCAACGTCCGCGTTTGCGGTAACATTGCGCGAACCGCCAAGATTGGCCGCGAAAATCTCGGCCAGGAACGGATCCTTCACCTCGGACTTGAGTGCCTCAAGGAGCTTTTTGGCGTCGCCGCCGCGCTTGCCGATCTCGGCTTCCCAGGTCGACATGCCGGCGCCGATAGCCGCGATGGACGCGGCCACGTCCTTCTCGGGGTCGACGTACGGCATTCCATCCGGTATCAGGCGGTAGCCGACCCTCTTGGGCATCGGGATGCCGGCCTTGACGCACAGGTAGGGCAGCACGTCGCGGAAGATGCGGCCGGCCGTGGCGTGTCCGTAAGATTCGCGCAGCGGCGCCAGAATGCGTTCGTCGTCCAGGTTGGACGCGCGCAGGCTGGTGTAGTTGGCGTTGGTGTAGTCGCGGTCAAGGAAGCGAACGGGGCAGCGAAGGGCGGCGGCGATGTCGCCGCGGATGCCCAGGCGAAAGGGGGCGATCTGCTGGGATGGGCGGTTGTGGGAGAACGCCTTGATGTCTTCGCCGGGGTACAGGCGCGCCACGCCGCCCAGGCGCAGCGATTGCGCGGGGTCGTCGACGGTGCCGTCGACCTCCGTGTCTTCGTCGGCGGTTCCGTGCGCCTCGCTGGTGATGGCGATGCCGAGCGAGGAGGCGGTGATGGCCGCCTGTAGCTCGGTGTCAACCAGGTCACCATCCTGCTGGAGGCGCTCGATGACCGGGGCGAACCACGGCTCCCCGCGCGCCTGGAGGCTGCGCCGGCGCTCGTAGAAGTGGACCAGGGCGTCGGCGGGCAGCTCTTCGGCAGGCCACAGGCTGTTGTACTCGGGATTGCGGATCCGGTACTTGATGGGGCGCCCGTAGCGGTCCATCGTGACGGAGCCGACGCGCACAGATCCATCGGGGCCTGGGAGGTAGACGATGCTGCCGGCAGTGACGTCGTCGAGCCACTCGGCCTCCAGCGGCAGGATCGCCAGCGGGATCTCGCCCTTCTCGGCGCGCTCGGGCATGATCACCTCGCGCCACAACAGCTCGCCGGCGACCACGACCTCGCGGAAGCCCTGCTCCTGCAGTTGGTACAGGTTGCGCCCGTCGACGGTCAGGTGCTCGATGTACTCGACCCAGGCCGCGCGCAGTAGCTCGTCGTTGCGCTCGTCGCCGGTGTCGGGCTCCAGGGCGATTCCGGAGCCGACCACGAGCGCGCACAGGCCATCGACGGCCGCGCGTGCGGTCGGATGGTTGCGCTCCAGATGGCGCGCGTGGTTGCGCAGCGTGTTGAGGCTGGCCATCGCCAGCTCGTTCGCCGTCGCCCGGGTCGGGCGCTGCCCGCGCATGATGATCTTGCGGCGCGGGTCGGTGGCGTTGTAGCCGCCCATGCCGATCATGTTGGCCGCCCACGACGCCGCGTTGCGCAGCATCGGGATGAGACCGATTCGCTTAGATGCGGCCATGCGCCAGCCCCTTCACGCGACCGCGGACGATCATCGGGCGGTTCCCCAGGGCGCGCTGCAGGAGCGACTCCAACTTGAGCCGGTGGTTCGACAGCTCCACGAACCGGTTGTTCGTGATGGAGACGCCGTCAGAGCCAACCGACACCGGACTGATGGCCGTCAGTTGCGCGTCCAGCGCCGTGATCTGCGCCTGTAGCGAGTCGGTGAACGTGGACATTGGCGGACAACGCTACCGGAGCGCGTGGCGAAGTTCAAAACGTGCCGGACACGGTTACTTGACGCGGACCATGGCCGGGCGGTAGAGGAACCGGCAGTTCGACAGCGTGCAGATGCACGACGCCTCGCCGCCGGTCTCCCACCGCTCCACGCGCGGCGTCATGCCGCGGCCGCACTTCGGGCACACCAGCGGGGGGACGTGGCGCTGCGTGGTGTCAATCACCGCCTCCTCGGCGGCGCTTTTCGGCGCCGACGCCGGCGGGCGGCCCTGCTTGCGTTCGGCGGTGCGGTTCTGCATGTCGGTGATCATGTGATTTCCCAGGGGAACGGGGTGACGCGGCGCACGGTGACGCCGTAGGACTTGAGAAGGGCGATGCTGTCGGCGAGATCGCGGGACTCGCGCTCCCAGCGCTCGGCGCAGCGGTACCCTGGGTGGCGTCCGGCTGCGTCCGGTGCGTCGGTCATGTCGACGCCGTACATGTCGACCTCACGCGCGCCGAGGTGCAGCGCGACGGCAAGCGCCGCCTGCGAAGACCACGCCCAGCGACGCGGAAGGTCAACCAGGCCCGGAAGGCCGGTGAATTTGCAGACCGGAACGTCCGGCCACACGGCCGCGATGCGGTCTAGGTCGTCGACCATCGTCCAGATGCCGCGCTTGGGCTTCCTGGTCAGGTGCTCGATCAGGTGGCAGGCGTCGCCGGCTACCAGCCAATCGACGTCGGCGGCCTCGATGGCGTAGTTGATGCCGATGGTCGCCGCGTAATCGCCGCCCCTCCAGGTCGTGCGCAGGCTCGGGCCAGCCGACAGGACGGAGATCCTCATTCGGCCACCGCCAGCGACCCGACCGCGCCGTACCGGCGGGCCGGCGGCTTCTTGGGGCGGTGCTCGAACTGGTAGGCGAGCGCCCGCGCGTAGACCAGCGCGTCGAGGTAGTCGTGGCGCTTCTGCCACTCGGAATGGTGCGCGCGGTCCTTTTCGCGCTCGGACCACTTGCCGGGGCTGATCTCGGCGGTTGCGCACAGGTGGCGCACCAGGGCCGAGTTGCGGTCTAGGCCACGCGTGATGGCACACGACCCAGCCCTGCCGGATTCGGCCACCAGCTCGCCGTGGACGATGCGCCGGACCTCGTCGACCGACACCAGCCACAGGGACCAGCCCTTGTCCTGGGCGCGCACGTAGAGCCAGCCGGGGAGGTCGGCCGGCTCGGTCGCCTTGATCTCGCGCGAGCCCTTGACCGGCCACCAGCGGTCGCGGCGCGGGAGCAGCCAGCGGGTCAGCTCGTCCTGCCGGTCGCCGACGTCAACGCCACGGCGGGCGATGGGCGCGCCCCAGCTGCGCAGGATGCCGTCCAGGCGGTCGAGCGCGGCGTGCAGCTCGGCCTCGGTCGGGTGCGTACCGGGCTCGCTGGCGATGATCGTTCCCCAGCCTGCCAGGAGCGAACGCCCGCCGCCGCGGCCCAGGCAAACGAAGTACAGGCGGCCAGGAGCTCCGCGCACCGTTCCCTGCTGCACGTCGACGCCGACGTGCACCGACTCGACCCACGACGGAAGCGAGCACAGGTGGACGCTGTCGCCGCTCTCCTCCTTGTCGTCGGTAACCAGCTCGATGTCGCTGCCTGCGCTCATGGCCGCCAGGCGCCCGCGGGTCGGCCACGCCATCCGAGATCCGTCCTCGTCCGTGCGGTCGCCGCGGTAGGGCCGGCAGAGCTGGTCCCGCCAGAACGACCGCAGCAGCCCGTGGTCGCCGCGATCGAGCGCCCGAGCTGCCCGCAGGTGGTCCTGGCACAACACCGGCAGGCTGCGCAGCGAGCTGTCCAGCGCCGACCACAGGAAGCCGAGGGTGCTGGTCTTCTCGCCCTGGCCGACCACGGTTCCGTCTGGGCAGGCGCTTTGCCCGGCGTGGACGAGGCGCCAGGTGCGCAGGGCGCGCCGGCGGTCGTCCTCGGTCCACTGGACGGCGCAGGCGGCGCAGGTGTAACGGGCCGTTACGGCCGCCGCTTCCTCGTCCTCCGTGTCGTAGGTGACGTGCTCCCACTCCAGCGGCTGATAGGCGCCGCAGTGCGGGCAGGCGTAGTGCAGCCTGGACCGGGTGCTGTCGGCGTACTTGTCGAGGATGATCGACCGGTCCTTCTCGTCGCCGACCCCGTCCCGCTTCACGGTGGAGGTGTAGATGCGAACCGCCCTGCCGCCGAAGCTGTCCGCACGCTTGCCGATCAGCTCGATGCGGTGCGCGTCCTCAAAGCTGTCGATTTCGTCCACCAGCACGGTGGGGACCGTCACGGATGCCTGCGCTCCCTCCCTGGTGCCGCCGCCAGGGATCAGGTAGGTGAGCCCGGCCCGGTAGCCGGTGACCGGGTCACGGAAGATGATGAACTTGGGCGTCTGGCCGCCGCGGCTGCCCTGTCCCTCGCGCGGCAGCCACTGGCCGAGGCCGGCGCCGTCGATGCTGGGCAGGACCTTGCCGGACCAGGCTTCGTGCAGCTTGTCCTTGGTCGGCTGGGCGTAGACGCATGCCTGCCGTAGATGGATCGCTGAGCGGATCAGCGGGACCAGGATCAAGAGGAGGCTCTTGCCGGTCTGGACCGCGCCGACGCCGACAATCGCGCGCCATCCTCGGTCCAGCTCCTGTATCATACACGCATGGACCGGGTCCATGTCGGGCACGTATGGCTTGCCGGCCTGGGGGCCGTCGGGCAGCAGGAGGGAGACGGCGACCTCCCGATGCGTGATCGTGCGCGCCGGTGGGCGGGCCGGGAGCATCGCCAGGTCGATGAGCGCCGGCTCGCTCATGCCTTGGCGCTCAGTTCGGTCCTGATGCGTAGGACCTCGTCGTCGATGGCCTGGGCGACCCGGTCCGCTATCGCCGGATCGACCCGGGAGCGGACGCGTGTGCTCAACGTCTCGATCGCGGCCACCCAGCGCTGGCACACGCCCTGCGCAGCATCAATCGCCTCTTCGCGCGTGACCAGCTTCCCACGCTCGCGGTCGAGCTCCAGCTGCGCCGTCTCCAACTTGGTGGCGTCGATGCGGTACTTGATCTGCGCCCACTGCGCCTCGGTGAGCGGCTCGCCCTCAAGCGCCTGGCGGACGTACTCGGGCAGCGAGGCGCCGCGCAGACGGGGGCGACGGCCGGCGGCCTTCTGGTGCTCCGTCGTCAGATGGGCGCCGCGTGGCATGTGGTAATGATTTATCAATATCAATAAACCGTGCAAGGCACGGCGCCGCGGGGCCTCCGCAGATGAGAATGGTTATCATTAAAATTGACGTGTCAAAAAATGTTGAGCGACAGGGCTTGCGCCC